CCCAATTACAATGTTATTTACATATGTTGGGACATTCCGAAGGCGTAATTTTATATGAGAATAAAAATACCCAACAGATTAGGACATTTGTAGTCAAACGAAATGATGATTTATGGGACGGTATTCTATCTAGGGCGCAAACTATAGCTAATATGGTAGCTCCTCCTAGATTAGCAGAAGTAGAAGCAATTCATTATCATTACTGTGATTGCAAATTAGTAAAAGATGAGGAATTAGGTCTTGGATAAACTCAGTAATGGGATAAGCCCCAAGCATTACAGTCAGTTTGAGATAGAGCCGTTTGACTTCATTCATAAGAATGGTTTAGGGTTTGCAGAGGGTAATGTTGTTAAGTATATTTGTAGATGGCGTGAGAAAAACGGTGTAGAGGATTTGAAGAAAGCTATACGTTATATTGAATTGCTAATAGAAGGAGAAGGGGGAATATAAATGGTAGAAGAAACTTGGACAGTTGAAAAAGGCTATAACAAAGCTAACCAATATGTAGAGGACATGGAAATTCCTTTTTTGAAAATAGAGGATAATTCCCGTGAAGATATTACATTTGGTAACCTTGCGGAAGCCACTAATGAACAACTTCAAGAATATCTATCGGTATCGGGGGCTTGGTTAGCTTTTGTGGAACTTAACTTGGCTGCTCTAGGCGCAAAAAAGGGCGCATATGAGACAGCGTTTGAAACTGGAATGAAGGTGGAAAAAGCCAAGTTAGCTGAGGAGTATTTGGAGAAGGGTACTAGGAAACCAACCATTGATGAAATGGAAGGTATAATACTAAGAGACAATAAACGTCTAAATACTAGTATGAAAACTTTGATAGAAATTAGAGCAGCCTACGATAAATTGTTAGGTCGCAAAGAAGCTTTTAAAGGGTTGTTTAATACATCGAGTAGAGTATTATCCGCCCGTAGTTTAGAAGCCGGAAAAGGATAATGGATATTCTAGAAAAAGATCGGTTTATGGAAATAATGACAATAATAGCTGAGGCAGTTTACGACTTCCATGATAGATGGGGGTTTACACACAAAGGCTTATATGAAGGTCAATCCGATCAAGCTCTAGCCAAAGAGAGAATTCCTATTATTAAGGAAGAAGTCAAGGAATGGCAAGCCGCCATTAAAAATTTCCGTAAAGATCCCGCTAATTTCGACGAAGAAACTGGTGATTTGTTATGGGTAGCTATGGGTAATTTGATGGCTGTAGACACTTCGGATGCTAGAGATAGAATTGTTAAATTAGTAGTTGATAAAAATGAATCCAAGAATGTAGAAAATTATGCGATTCGCAAAGATACAGGTAAATTGATTTCCATCCACAAACCTGAAAAGTGGAAAGGTGCTGAGGAGCAAATGAGGGAAGAATGGCAGCTTAGAGGTTTTACTCTGGAGGAAGGGTCATCCACACAGGAATAGATTGTAGTTCTAAGGCGGTTCACGCCACCATAATAGACGATGATAGTAATATCATACAGTGTATAAAGTTTGATGCTAAGGGTAAAAAAGCTTTAGATAGATTTCCAGATATAGCTAAAGGTTTAGGTGTATTGCCTAGTTTAGTTGAAGGCGGAACTGTTGCGATTGAAAAACCCCTATATTTTAAAAACCCTCACTCGACTATTTCTATATCTGAGGTAGTTGGGGCGGTAAAAGAGGTATTAGAATTGGCTAATATCTCATATAAGACTGTAGATAACCGAGTGTGGAAAAAGGAAATTATAAGTATGGGGAATGCGTCTAAAGACGATATAATTAAGTATGCGACTAAATACTTTAACGAAGAGTTTGAAGAACAAGATTGGGCTGATGCAGCCTGTATAGCTGAATGGAGTAGAAGAAATGCCTAGGAAACCAGGTTCAATAAGACCTAAAGAGAAAAAAGCTACTTTTGTAGTAACGAAAAAACAAGAGCGAAAACAGTCTGATTTTGTACCTCCGGTAGAAAATGTACCTAAAGAGGTACAAGACTATGCAAAAGTTGTTTATTGTAACCTATCCGACTGCGTATTTAACAAATCTGTAGAGGGTTTAACTCATACTGAAACCGTAGTGCGGAGAGAAAATATCAAAGGGTCTGATTGGACTCCTCTAAGTCCCCAAATGGAGAAAGTATGGACAGCAGTTTGTACTCGATCTGAGGTAGTAATTAACCTAGAAACTATTAAAGGTTTGGGTGGGTCTAGTCGTAGGCTTCCTAGTTGCCACACACCATGGGAACTAGGTCGATCAGGACACGTAGACATGAGTAAGCGGATGGGGGAGTCTTACTCTATAGATGATAGTCAAGACCCAACGGCTAGAGATGAAGGTTGGATTATGGATAATTCCCCTTTTCAAAACTAAGGAACTTTAATGAACCGAAAATACTCTCAAGAAGTCAAAGACTTCGCTGCTAAAACTTATATCCATGACGATATTATTATTCCTAAAATAAAAGAAAATATTTTAGAAAAATATGATGTAGATATTCCAGTGGATACCTTATATCAATGGTCTAAAGAACAAGGTTGGAAAGAATTACGCACTAATGCAATCGCTAGGGCTAGGGATAAAATGGTAGAAATAGAAGCCGACCACAGGCGACTAGATTCAGAAGTCCATTTAGATCAATACAAGAAAATAACTAATAAAGCAGCAGGGGCTTTAGACGTTCTTCAATTTGATAGGGCTTCTGACGCTGCTAAAGCGGTAGATATGGCTATAAAAGGTGAGCGAACTATCTTAGAGGGCTTGATTTCTCGTAAATTTATTCAAGGAATCGTAACTATCATCATGGAAGAGGTTAATGACAGGGAATTACGTCAAAGGTTGGGGACTAGGTTACAGGATTTCTTGTTAGAGTTTGAGGACAATAATGGTTAACGCTTCCAAAAGTGAAAATGCTAAATTATCTTGGTCGGAAGCTGTTAATGAACTAACTTCAGAATTAACTAATGACACTAGTATTGATGTTCCCGCATCTTTTAAAGATTTTGTTTTAGATATTTGGAGATTGAGTTTCCCTCAACCTAAATTATTTGATATTTGGCATGTAGGTTATATTTGTGATAAGTTAGACGAAGCTTTGGATGAGGGACAAAATTTTGTTTGCGTTTTACCCCGTGGACATTGGAAAAGTACCTTATTAGGGCATGGATATACGATTTGGCAGTTGATGAGAACTCCTGCCAATAGCCGAAGTCTACTATATGCGTCTTACAACCACGATATGGTTAGATATCACGTAAGAACTATGAAAGATGAGATTAGGGCTAACCCAATTTTATCTAATGAGTGGTTTACTAGAGATTTAGCTAGAGGCGCAGATAACTCCATACGATATCAGACAGCAGATGGTGGAATTGTACGAGTTGAGATGGCTGGAGTAACTCAATTCAAACGAGGATTGCATACTAATGCGGGAATGGTAGTTGACGATATTCTGAAAGACGCTAACTCCCCGATAGACCCCGGCGAACTCCCGAAGATTAAAGATTTATTCTTTAGGGCATTGATGCCTATACCTAATCCCGGAACTCCGACTGTTGTGGTAGGAACTCCTATGGCTCCAGGAGATTTGTTGGCAACTTTAATAAGTGACGATAAATTTAATAGTGTAGTGTTACCAGCGTTTGATCCTGTTCCAGGTAGGCATGTTCTAGCCCCTGAAATTAGGAATGAAGAGTGGTTAGAAGCATATAAGAAAAGTAATCGTAGTTCATTCGCTTCAGAATATATGCTGCAACCCCATTTTGGAACTGATGGGTATTTTACGGAAGAAGAAATTGAAAAATGTGAAGATGATTCCCTAAAAGTATATAGAAGGACGTTGGATCACGTTGATGATTTGACTGAAGATTATGAATGGGTTGTAGCAGGATATGATGTAGGTAAACGTCGCCACCCTGCTCATCTAGCTATATTTGGTAAGCGTAAAACTGACGGGCATATTGTCCAGCTTTACCACGAATTTATTAGAGGCATGTCGTATCAGGCTCAAGTTGATATTTTGAATCAGGTAGCGACTAATTTCCAAATAGATAAAGGTTTTATAGATAACACCGACAGAGCGTTGGAAGAAAGGGGCTTGCAAACCGATAATGAGCAGGGACTAAGCGATAAAGAGAACACTGAACGAATAAGACATTTAAGAGGATTGAATAGAAAGTGGGATTTGATGCACTTTACTCGTAGAGCCAAAAATAATATGGCTACAAAATTTGAACATTATGTTGTTAGCGAAAAACTTCATTTAATACCTGATGCTGTGCAGAAAGAACAAATTTTGGTGGTAAACAGAGACTTATACGCAGCAGAGACACCGAATGGTCACGGGGACTCATTTTGGAGTATAGGGTTGGCGTGTTTGGCAGCAGATAAATTAGAAGGACCTTCATCTTATACAGGGGTAGGGGATGCTCAAGTTTTTAGTGGTAAATTCGCTGAAAAACAAGACCCAATATCCGATCACGTAGCGTATAATGAAGACATGCCTAAAGACGAAGAGCTGACTGCTGCGCTGGGCAATATCTACTCTAAATCCGTTGAAATGTACGGCGAAGAATCCCTATAGGAGATCATCTGTGACGACATCTATTGCCCAATCTACCCAAACCGAATCACGCCCGCATTATCACGATCACGACGCACATACCCCCATTAAACTTCCTCCCGATTTTATAAATAAATACGAACAAGAAGAGTCTCCTTTAAGTC